CGTGAATCTCAACACATTTGGGAACCGTGTATAAAGAACAAACAATTATGACGGCAGTGAACATTTAACCTTCCAATACTTTTCTCCAACAAGCAAGTAACTCCTCTGCATATATGTCGCCACCTTCCACTTTATTTAAATCGTCAACCGTGTCGACAATAACTCTTTCCACTCTCTGAACCGCCTCGGTCCACGAAACATGGGTTCTTCTATCAGAGTTTAGTCCTTCAATTCTTGTTTCCATGAAGACCTCCTTAAAAGTTCTCAAATAATCCCATTTTTTACCTTTTTTGTCAATTACATAGTGTTTCTGTCATAATTTTTTGTTTATAAATTTTTTTTAAAAATAGGTGTAAATAGTGTAAAAGTGTAAAAACTCTTGTAAGTTATTGTTTTTATTGTGTTCTGACTTTACACTTACCTTACACTTGTTACACTTCATATCTAATAGTAACGCCGCCCGCGAACATTTTTCTTCGTTTCTGATTGAAAAAATATGGTAGAAACACTATTATAAGCACATGCCAAAAGAGAAGTTTCTTACAAATAGACAAAAAGAGTTTGCTCGTTTCATAGTTGAAGGCACTTATTCTAACGCTGAATGTGCTAGAAAAGCTGGATATTCTGAAGGACAAGCCGCCAAGACTGCATCTCTGCTCCTCAATGGTAAAGATTTTCCCTTGGTTGTAGACCATATCAAAGAACTTCGTGAGGCTCGAGAAAGAAAATATGGCGTTACCTTGCTTGGACAACTCAAAAGGTTTGCAGACCTTTCTAAAGGAGCAGAAGAAACTGGACAATTTTCTGCAGCCGTTAATGCAGAAAAGATTAGGTCTTCTCTTGGTGGTCTTGCTATTGATAGAAGGGAAACAAATGTTACTCATCAATTAGATAAACTTTCTCGTGAAGAAATTATTGCTCGTCTCTCTGAAATAAGAAAAGCATATCCCTCTGCGTTTATTGAAGGTGAATATGAAGTTGTCGGAGAGCATAAGGGGGAGAAAAAGCTCTCCGACTTGGGCATAAAGTAGCAATTCCCGAAATTGCTCCGTGCCTTTAAGAATTAACATGGATATTTTCTGCAAGTCAAGATTGTTTTTTTATTTCTTTTATGTCTTTTTCAAACTCTTCTATACTTTGAGTTATCTCAAGCACCATATCAAGACCAAGTAAAACACCTCTTTGTTCTGCAATATCTTCACGAAATTGTAAATCTAAAAGTTCACAATGTCTTTCATAAAGATTTCTTAGTTTCTCAATATTTTTGTATGTCAGACTATGTGGCTTTGCCATTTTCAATCTCCTCTCTGCACTTATCACAAAGTTCTTTATTATCATAAGGTGGTTCTTCTAACCAAAACTTATCATTACAATTTACACATTCGTATTCACCCATTTTCAATCTCCTCTTTTTTACGACAAACCAAACAAATCCAGTGAGGTTCAAAAAAGTCTGTAATCTGAACCCACTCTCTAGTTAATTTACAACCACATTTTTTGCATCTTTTATTCATTTTCAATCTCCTTTTTTAAAGCAAGTCCTATATACATAGCATTTTGAGGACATATAGCATTTCCCAAACCTTTTAATCTGTTTGTTCTATCTTTGTCCAATTCGTAGGATACCCCATTAGGAACTCCGTGAAGTTCACATTCAATCTCCCACCATGTTCGTTGTTCTTCAAGACTTCTCTTGGCAACGATTTGTCTCTGCTCTTCTTCCATGTTGGGTTGTATGATGCGTCTTTCCAATCCCTCGATAGAGGAGTTGGGTAGTTCCATGCTTTCATTCTTGGTGGTCGAAGAGTTACTCCGTTCATCATTTGTTGTGCTTGTTGTTCCGTCATCTCTCCGTTCTCCACTTTCTTTCTGAATATCATTGTCTGACCCTCTGAGGCATGACCGAACCCCTTTGTCGTTGGAGTTGGATATAAACTCATTGTCTGTGGGTCTACTTGTTCCCTCAGATTGCTTGGTCTCTTCCGACCTTTTCTGTGTCCCTTCTGCAATTTCTTTGTTGCCTCTGCACTTCTTGGTGGAAGATGGTCTAGTGTGTTCGGAGTTGCGTATAGTAAGGTCTTTGCAGATAATCCAGACTCTATCTCGTTTGTGCCATGCTCCGATTGATGAAGACGGAAGTATAAATGTCCTCGTATGGTAGTTGATGCTTTCCATTTGAAACAAAACCTCGTCAAGTCCCAATGAGACATGCCCATAAACATTTTCGAAAACACAATAAGAGGGTCTTGTTTGTTCAATAATTCTAAAGATATACGGAAAGATGTGTCTTTCGTCTTCTGCACCTTTTCTTTTTTGAGAGGCGACTGAGAAAGGTTGACATGGGTATCCACTTGTGAGGATATCTGGTCTTGTTGGAATAAATCTTTTTGTGTCATTTGCAATCTCCTTGACATCATTATAAATTGGAATATTTGGAAAGTTCTTTGCTAACACTTTTTGACACCATTCATCAGTATCGCAAAATGCCATTGGTTTAGATAGGTTCGCCCATTCAAATCCTAGAGCGAACCCACCAATACCACTACATAAATCAAGATGTTTGAGCATCATCTTCCTCGTTATCATAATCTAAGCACCCATTGTCTATTTGATTTTGCAAAGCATTAATTACATCTGCATCATCAATTACATCTTTTTCAAACCATAAGGTTATTGTTACTTTTCTCATAACTCTGCCTCAAAATAACATATACCATTATGGTCTATGCAATCATAAATTTGTTTACCAAGTTCATACCTTGCATACCATTGTAAAATGGGTTTCACTTCATCTTCGTTATTAAGTCCTAATGGTTTGACGAGCATAGCATCATTGTAACTATCTTTTTCTTTAAAAAAATCATCAAGAATTTTTTTATTTTTCCCTAACTCTTTAAGACATTCATCTAAACCTTTTTTTACATCAGATAAATTGTCTTCATCAAAATTATATTGTAAGTAATTATCTGGGGGACAACCTTGCACTCCAAAGAAGTCTGCATCATCACTTGATTGGACTGCAAACCAAAACTTACCCTCAATATCTCCATTATAATATCTACCCATTGTTTTCCTCCTTTTGCTCTTTATACATTTGTTCTGCCATATCATATGCAGAATCTTTATCTAAGTGAGGCATCTCCTCTAATAGATGCTCTTGTAATTCTTTTAATGCCTTATCCATTTTCATACTCCAATCCAAGTTCAATATATTCTTTATCTGCACCACTACCTACGATACCCTTAACATTTAAGTAAGTATCTTTAGTGCTATCCTCCCAATCCTTATCCAAAAGAATAAAATCTACTCTTGTATCTTTTGGATAATCTTGAAGTTCACTAATCAATCGTTTAATCGTTAACATTAGTTTCTCTCCTTTTCATTAAAATATTCGTCTAACATTCTTAACCATTTATAATGTCCCTCTTCTAAATCATCTGTGCCTATTTCACTCGGACAAATATCTTTGCCCTTTCTGATAAAGTTTTCGGAATAATATCTCGACTCGTCTTTAATCAAGTCATCATATAACTGATTAAATACTTTTTTTACTGGTTCAAATCTTATCATTTTTCATTCTCCGTAGAATTTTCTGATTTCTATTTGCATTTCTCGTGGCATACTATCCCACCAAGACATTACGATACTTTCGAAAGTTTCGTCATACAAAGACAGACTAATTGGTTTTACTTCAAACTCATCTGCATCTTCTTTGTCATTACCCTCTTCAATTCTTTGAGCATTATGTTCTTCTAACCATTTCTCAAAGTTATCTGTGGTTGTTTCATATCTCATGTGTCCAAAAAGTTTGCTCTCATTTTGGTCAACATAATAAACATTATGTAGTTTCATTCTTTATCTCCTCTACCTCTGATTTCTTAAAACATAACGTATTGTCATCTGTTTCTGCATCTTCATCTTCAATGACAACCTCTGTTCCATAATCTTGAATTATTTTTCCATAGATTTCTTGGTCTATGACTTTTATTCTATCTCCTACCCTCATCATTTGTTCCCCTCTATAAATAGAAAACCACTTCCATTTCCCTCCTCATCTTGAGAAACAGAAACTTTTAATTCTTCTTTTCCATTTGATAAAACAAA